TTGTTAAGAATATGATGTCGGCTGTACAGAATACCACACGCGCACCGGGAGGTCCCTCTGTGGACGCACCTGTAGGAGGTACGGGACAATACGAAATGCAGGGACCGGGTATGGACATTTCGAATTTGATGGGTAATATCATGATGCCCCCACCACCACCTATGAACACCACCATGGGACAATCAAATTCGGTTGATCCCATCATGGAAGAGGAGGATGATCTCTCTGATATCATTTCCATATCAGGAGATTCTACAGGTGGTGAAGTCAAAGAAGTTAATGTTAGTGGAGCCAAACCCAAAAGAACTCGTCGAAAGAAGAAGACCGAAATTAATCTCTAAATATATATAAATGATAGCGTATTGTCCGCTTGAGGAGCTCGAGCCTCCCGTTCGACAGCAAGAAGTTGTCGCCGAGGCCAAGGCCGAACCTGCAAAGTCTCAGGTCGGTCGTGAAGAAACTGAAATGAATTACGTCATCATGGCTTTCATTGTTGGCGTAGTCGCACTAGCCATCTCTGATTCCATCAGGGCATAAATGTTGAATCTACCGCGGGGTACTCCCTCGTAGTAAATTTAATGAGTAAACGTTACCAATTGTGTTCCCGAGAAATTATCAATACCTGGATTATTTGTTCGAACTTCTGTCAATTTAGCACCTTGGGAGGTTATAATTTCAACAAAAAGGTCGTAATAATACGTACGTCCCGATGTAACTTCTGGGGCGAAAAGAATACCGTTTTTACCAAGCGTTACTGTGGGATTCCATGGGTGTAAGTTACCACCACCAAAAAGACTTTTATTACCCATCGTTATATTTTCGGATGGAGTCGCCCCGTCACGTGTACCACCCTGTACCTCGAGTACCATAGTACTCATATCATTCACATTAAAATCAGATCTCAAGATGGCAACAATTTTGGCATAAAATGAATTATTATTGAATCGTAGCTGTACATCCTGACTTTCTTGATTTGTACGTGTAAATGTTTTTGAGTATCGTTTGCATGCGACCTCATTCGAGTTTGAAATAAATCCACCACCAACGTGTAATGATGTGGTTGCATCTGAACCACCTAAATCTATAGCTACCTGATTACCCAAATCAATCTTACCATCAATCTGAAGATCACCAACAATTTCTGTATCGCTATTCACGATAAAACTTCTAACTGGGTCTATAAACACATTACCCGTGTGGTCACCATAGATATTGGACACTCCACCGGTCGTCTTGAACTCGAGAATAGCATTACTCGTCGCATGTTCTAAACGAGCTGTACCGTTATACACGGTGAAATGCTCACTTGGATTTACTGTACCCACACCCACATTCGATGTGTGTATGATGTGTATACCATCACCTTCGGCACCATTGTTCACAGCACCTATCACCGTACCATGTACGGAATGGGTGGAGTCACTAAAACCCCTTACGTAACCGCCGTAATTATCATTCGTGTTTAGTGTTAATCCAACCTTGTTATTTGTACCTGGATTTTGGAGTTTGAGTATATCTATATCACCGGTCGCATCGGAATAAATGTGGACGTTCGCTTCGGGAACATTCGTACCGAAACCAACCAGGCCTTCGTTTGTAAATCGTGCATATTCGGTACTCGTACCCGATACCTTTTGTCGGAAAACTAAAGGTGCATTTCCAATAGATTCTATTAAATTTACTGGACCAACCGCAGCTGTAAAAATATCTAAAGCACCAAACTTCATCGCCTGATCCTGTGCGAACTCGAGACCACCACCGACATAGAATCGAGTAGCACTACTTACGTCTAATTCACCTTGGTCATCTAAAGGTAAAGCTCCTATGACAACTACACCCGAAGGAGTTATTGTCATTGCACGTGATACCACCGAACCATCACCATTTAAAGCTGACTGAATTTGGTTAGTACTCAACGAGGGTAAGGTTGTGTTATACGTCTGGAAAAGATGCTCGGCCGCTACTGAACGAATCCTATCGGGAGCGGCGGTACCCGTTCGATCGTTACCCTTGAATATAACAAGTTCGGATTTACCAAGGTCATCATATAGTCTCTCTGTAATGAACGCATTGCCAAATTCATCGGAAGATACACCACCAAACGTGAGTTGGTTACCGATGACGACATTACCGTTGACCTCGAGTTTACCTCGGGGTACATCTGTGCCTATACCAACATCACGGGTAGTGCCATCTATATACAAACCCACATTGTCGGAATCTGAAATCTTATCTTCATTTCTCGTAATTCTAAAATCACGTACCCCCGTTACACCGACGGACCACCCCCGAGGATTACTATCTTGATTCGACTGAATGAAGGACGCGAAAGAATTCCCCGATATAAGGTCGGTTTGTGCGGCTAGAATCGCATCACCGTACCCAGACCCATGTTGGTTATGTACAAGTATACCATTTAGCCTCGCATTACCTATACCCGTCCCCACAACTTCAAGGTGTGCACCGGGAGTGGTTGAACCTATACCCACTCGCCCATCACTTTGAAGGGTGAGAATATCCTTTTCATCCGTATAACTTTCATCTGCGAGATAAATGTCTAATTTTGTTTTGGATTTTAAAGATGTGTCGTCAAACTTCCCAATCTTGAAAGTTGCCCTCATACCATCATAGGTTCCATCCACACCTTCCCTCGTCAGGTGCATGACGGTTCCGAGATCAGTGACATCCTGGATGGGTGAGGTATTCGTTACAACTAGGGGTGCACCTAGATGGCTGAACCCATTTGAATTTACAACTTGGTTGTTGATAAACACAGTGCCACCGGATGTGTGTAGAAGACCTTGGGGTGTTGCAGTGCCGATACCAACATTTGAACTTTCAAGGATGGTCATTTTGGGGTTACCCATCGTATCGGTGGTACTCGCATAAAAGTTGAGACCTTTACCGGTTCCTACACGACTTTGAATATTCGTTTGTGTACCTGTGACATCAGAATATGATTTTAAATAATTTGTTGTGGTACCAGCTATAAGTGAATTACTTCCATTAAGTTTTAAATTTCCACCGAGAGTTAAAAGTTCACTCGGTTCAGTATTGGATAAACCCACCTTACCGTCCGAAGCTACCCGCATTCTTTCCGTATTTCGAGTCTTGAATACGATGGTTTGACTATTCGCAGATGTTTTGGCACCCTTGATTTCAATCGCACTTATATTTGACGTCAGTGGTCCACACCGAAAACTAACGGTATTCGCGGTTGAATCTTCACCCGAGATGTCACCATGAATAATAACATTCGCCGCAGACGAAATACCAGATTCACCCTCTACTTCGATAAAATCCTGAACCAAAATTGATTGCGTGATGAGACGACCAGTCGCTGTATTACCGAGCACCGTGATAAGGTTAGCAGAATCTGCGTTAATAAATATTTTATCACCGATCGACAACATATTTGTAGAATTGGTATTCGCTATACCCGACGGGGTCGCACCAGTCGTTTGAATAGCATGTGATTGAATCTTTGACGCTACTACCATAGGTATAGCTGCATCGGCATCAAGAGTAATCAGGCTACCCACTGTCAGCCCGTCATCACCAATTCTCAAACCCTCGAAGAAACCATATCCATTCGCATGTAGAACATTAGCCGAGGATGATGCCACATCATTGATATATACATTAGAACCCACGGAAAGGGAAAATGCTGGTGATGTATTCGCAATACCTACGTTGTTTTGTGTGTACACGTCACCAAATACATGGAGATTGACGGTGTTTGCCGAATCCATGGTAAAGTTTGCATCTTCGGGTGTACCGTACGTTCTAGAAAGTTTAAACTGGTCGTCGGTATGTGTATACCCCAAGAATACATTACCAGTATCCGGGGCACCATCTCTCATGAGAACAGCCATATCATATGTCCCGTTGTTACCCTTACCCATTTGTATGACAGCGTTTGACACGACAAGATTGTCAACACTCGTGTACGACGGAATTTCGGTAATAGCTAAATTACCGCTGATATCAACATTTCCAAATACCCGTAAAAATCCGTCACGAACAACGACATTACCATTTTCAAAAACGGCTACGTTGGAATCAGTACCCGCGGTAACACCTGTACCAACTGTCAATTGTTTAGTTATCGTAGCATTAGTGGACGCCACGTTGCCATCAATTGTTAATACGTTAGAAGCTGTGGCATCAACCAAGAATTTATCATTTGTCGTCTTGAAAGTATCAGTCGCGAATACGTTTGTACTCACCACGTTACCCTGCACAGTTACCAAGTTCTGAACAGTTCGATTAACAATTAAACTATTAGTACCAATTTGAAGATCGTTAATTGGGTTATCTGTGCCTATACCAACCTGGGTGGCCGTGAGACGATTTACATTTGTAGTACCCGCAAATTGAGTTGTATCGGACGTAGATGTCAACTCACCAGTAATCTTCAAATTCGCTACTTGAATTTCATCTGCTGTGATCTCACCAGCATCAATACTCGCAAGTCCTGTTAAAATATCAGACTCTCTGGGTGTTGCATCTAGACTGGTTACAAAAATTTGACCAGCACGTACAAGCTTTCCCATTTATACATTAGTTGCCGAATAAAATTCCGGCTAAACCGTCCTTGATTCTGAGCACATTGTAATTCACTGCAAACACATACACATCTTGTTTTGATGGTCTTAATTCACCCTTTTCAACTCCACGGAGGATAAGTTTCGCGTTATCCAGACGACTAAAATTACATGAACCACTTGGGTTGTAATCAGATGCGTTGAGACAGAAATGATACACAAAATAGCGTGTGTATACACCTGTATGACTATCTATATCAAATTCAGTTTGTCCGTAATTTGACTTGTAATAATTTTGTACTGTGTGGAAATATGTTGGAGACATGTTTTCGAGGAATGAAATACCATTAATGAATAAATCTGCATTAATGAATGAGAAACGGTCACCCGCGAAATTTGAAGTAGAACACCCATATCCAAAAAAGAGAGACTTAACTGGATGATTAAACGACGAAATATCAAGTGTATTGTACCCACCTGATTGTGTTGTATTATCTGTAACACTTTCGAGAGGTAATTCTATTTTTTGTGTTTGTGTCACGACAAAATCTAGTGTTCGACTTATTAAGGATTCTCGTTCTTCTTTATCAAGGTACACATAGTTACCGTAAAATTCAGCTTTCTTTTCATTTGCGTTACAATTTGCGACAGCTGTTTCATCAAACTTGATTTTTATTTCAACCTGGTGATGTTGTAACGCTATCAAAGGTAAAAAGGCTTTATGATCACAGAAAAAGAAGTGTAACGGTACGAACGTCTGGTTTGATGTCGAAGCTTTATTGTTGAGTTCCTGAGATTTGTTGTATGTGTCGGCTAAATAATTCGGCCATATCTCAGCGAAGTAATCGTAATGTTGAGAATCCACCTTTTGGCCACCCACATATAAATCAAGTGTAGAATTGTGAAACAAATTGGATGCTATATTGGCATTACTCGTATCACTTGATTCAAACCAAAGTCCATTGATAACATCTCCCAAAACAGGGATCGTGACGGATGTGTCATTCGAGTGAACAGTTTTAATAAACTTTGGAGCTTGGGAAAAGTTTGTGTGCCTTGTAAATTTCATACGAAAGAATGAATGTCCCTCGTCACTCGTAAGATACACATCTTGAACCCCTTTAGAGACTAGTTGTATTAATGCACCCGACATTTAATAGAAGGTCAGATTATAAAAACAGACACTTTCCCTGAGGGAATTCGTTCTTAATCTCTCCAACGTGATTTCCATGTATTTTGAAACCACCTTGACGATATACTTTCATTCGTTTGTAATACATAGCTGTGAAGACTGACCATGGATCATGAACATCATAAATATGTGGTTCATTCTTCTTTCCCTTCGTTTCTCGCATAATTCGTCCAATACTCTGTGTAATATCAGATTTAGGACTCGCTAAAATAACAGTATCGAGTGTTGGGATGTCAAGACCTTCGTGAGCCTGACTGAAGGTTGCAAAAATAATCTTCTTCTTTGAAGATTCCAAAAGTTGGGCTTCTTTCATACCACCCATATAGAGTCCAGACGTCTTTGGAAAGCACTGGTGGAGAAATTCACAATGAAAACGACGATCACTGAGAACGAGTAGTTGTCTACTACCACTCGAAGCCTTTTTCACCAATTCCACTAACATCCTATTTCTGTTGCGATCTTCGACGAGTTCTGTGATCATGTTGGGCATCGAAATCTTTCCGTTTCGCATAGATGGTGGTGGGTTTCTATAATTTGGTGAATCAAACGTAACTGGGAATACTTCCACCTGTTCCTGATTTTTACGCTCCACAGCAAAAAAGGTAGGTCCCATGAACCAGTGAAGAACCTTTGTGAGACCATCTTTTCGTTCGGGCGTCGCCGAAAGACCGTAAATATGACGAGGACACAGTTTAAACAGAGACTGACTGAAAACCTTTGCACATATGTGGTGTGCCTCGTCTACTATGACAGTTCCTATACTTTCAAAATCTGAAAATGAATACTCTTTCAATGAAAGGGACTGAAGCATGGCGATGACAAAGTCACAATCGACTTCTTTTTTATTTTGTTGTACGACACCAATTGTGGCACCCGGACAAAACTGCTTAATACGTTCTCGCCACTGGTCCGCTAGAAACTGTTTATGTACAATAATCATCGTGCGATACCCAAGTTTAGACGCTATGGCCAGGGATACCGTCGTTTTGCCATAGCCACATGGTAAAGAAAGGACGCCGTGCCCCGCTTTAATAGCTGCTCCGAATGCTTCATTTTGGTGTGTAGCATCACGAAGTTGTCCTGAAAATCGGGTGTTGATTTTAGTTGGTTCTGGCCGTTTGTCGAGTGTAGGCTCCCCAAGTTTAGAGGTTCCATAGAATCTGGGAACGCATATTCCATTCTTAGCTGGTTTGAAAACTTTGAAAGGCGGTGGAGGAAATCCAAAGTCTCCATTTACGATGGGTCTTACCGTTAATTCTTTTTTAATTTCTTGGATTGGACCTGTGTCTATCAGGTATCCGGTCCTAGTGAGAACCGTCATGAATTACTTAGTTAAAGGTGATAAACTTTAATTGAGTAAAATGCCTACTGTAGATATTGATGAAAATATTAAACAAGTTCAAATGAACATCGAACAGTTAACCCAAGAGGTTTTTCGTCTCCAGGGTGTACTTAACACGTTTATGAATTTTAAGAAAGGTGGTCTCAAAACCATCGATCTCCCCAATGACCCCGATGCCACTCAAGAAGTAAAGGAACTTGAGAGTATCCAAGAAAACCCCGAGTGATTACCAACATTCCATACACCCTTGAAGTCTACTTCAACTTCAACTTCGTCACCCCTTATTAGAGACTGAATAGGACGTCCCCCGACGTTACACATTACTCTCCTATAACGGAATGGTACCTTGACTGTTAGAATATTTCCATCGATGGGGTTATCTATATTTTCATTCATGAGTAATTTCCATTTATTTATATGCATTCGTTCTATAATTTCCGATACTTTTGCAGGAATTATATAACGGATATACTTTTTATCATTGAAATCAAACATAGGTTCATGAATTGTAGCGACAAACTTCATCTATTTCTGTTACGGTATACTAAAACTAAAACTATAAGTAAAACTAAAATAAGTAGTAAAACTTGTGTGAGAAGTAAAGGTTTGAGTGGTCGTCGTGTACCAAAACATCTATGACTTAAAAGTCGGGATACTTCCACACCCGACTCAATACTCGAATAAGGTGTTTCACGAGGGGACATCATACCACACATCGCAACTTTAGAACATTTACCAAAGAATGGAAGTTGTCCATGAAGACTGAGAACACCGGATGATTGTGAAAATGACCACTTCTTTTCTTCCATCTCCCAATCGGCCCCCCAACCGATTCGTATATCGAGAGGTTCCGGTAAGCCGAGTTGTTTTAGGACTTCATATTTTATAACATCTGGGTCTGAACCTAATACTTCTTCGTTAAGGTCACATATGACACATGAAATTGTATTGGTACCGTATAAGACCTTGGGTTGTAAATTCCATCGAGTTTCAGTTGCTATTTCGAGGTCTGTTTTTAATTCGACTGGTTCATCGTAATCTAATAATACGTTGATAGCTCCATATGTACTTCCTTGAACCTTCTTGAGTGCATCCGGTCCCCAGTTATCACCCAAAAAATTCAAGGCTGGGCTATTATCGAGACACAAAAAGAGCATTCCATCATCGATAATCTTTTCGTCTGCGAATGTTGCTACGAATGCATCTTCACCGTATTCAACATCTTTTAATTCCACACCGAATACAAAATTTGCACCGACTTCCATAAGAGCCTGTTCCATCGCATCACACATCACTTTACCCGAAACCTTTTGTGTACACATTTGTGAAAGTGTGGTATGATCCAAATTTTTTACAAATTCGTACGCCGTCATGACATCCCATGTAACCCCATCCATGATAAGTGGCAAATGTTCAATATATTTTCCACCTTTCTCACTTAAAGGTCCTACTGCGTCTTTTAGAGATATACCCTTAAACTTTTGAGGTTGTGCAAGTACTCGAGAGAAAAGAGAAAT